AGTGAGGTTAGATAGACTGATGAGAGCGGACCTGCGGACACCCCCGACAACGACGATCTGTGCAATCTTACAGCAGAGATCGTGACATTCGATGGAGCTAAGTTTACGTCCAGCAGCTTCCCGAAAGACACTAACTGTGAAGTTGAACAAATCGACAAGAGGTTCTGGACCAGATGCTCTACCGCCAAAGGTCTTAAGGGCTGCCCCTGCAAGTCGTACTCCAGACACGTCCCATTTTGGAAGTTGGCCTGAATACAACAAGCTAATAAGTTCTCTGTAGGCTTTAGCCCATCCAATTTTAGAGTCGGCGATGTGTATAACGGTATCGGTGTCATGAAATTCCTCCGCAACTTCAGGCAGTTTAGATACGTACTGACGTTCAACACTGAAGCCTACGCCTGTACCGCACATCAGGACGTACATCATTTCGTCAAACGCTTTAGGGTGGTCGATAGGTAGGTAGCTACAGTTGAAGCCAGCTACATTGTCACGGTCAAGAGCCTCACCAGCGGTCATCAACGCTCGCATTGAAGGCATGACACTTAAATCGTGAATGTCTGCAAAGATACCATTGGCTTCTTCTAGTGTTAGCTTACCCTTCTCAACCCAAAAGTTTAGGTACCTGTCGATTGTTTCTTCCCAAGTCTCCCGTCGCTGTTCCTCTGGTAGGTAACGTGCGTAGCGGGACTTGTGTATGTACTGTTGATATGCATCCATTAATTAAGTTCCTTAATCAGTCGTTCAATATACCATCGGCACTTACGCAGGTCTTCTACGGGTTTACCTTTGTAGTCATATCGCCAGAGGTACTTCAGTGCGTTGCCTTTTAGGTATCCGTTGAACTCATTAGCTGGCATCGACGCTTTGATTGCTTCGATAGCTTCAATAGCGCCCTTGTTGTAGTGGTCTGGTTGTTCTACAGGGTCTACCTTTTTCGGCTTCCTGATAGACAGGTTGTTCAATGCTCTTACTGTATCCCATTCTGATGGGGTTGCGTCATCAATACTCATCCGTACTTTCTCCTTAGATAATTCATACTAATAGGTAGTTCATCAAAGGAACCATTGTCTACTTCATTGAGCATCCAGATTCCTGACCAGCTACCGTTTGTTTGAGGGTTTAAGTAGTCCTCGTCATGGTTGTAATAGATACCAGCAAACAAACCAGTAATGTTAGTACCGTCTGCTTTACGTGCATAAGCTATGTCTCTATCTTGTACATGTCCCATAATGCATGACATGAACTTTTTTTGCAACATTAACTTTGCACACGTTACTGGTCTGCCCATGACACCACTGGTAAAGTAGTGACAGTAAGCGATACCGTCAATGATGATAGGTTCAAGGAACGGTACAACTTCCCAGCCAGACTTCTCCAACTGAAAGTCATCATAGCTCATCAGCCCCTCAAGCTTTGCATCTGTTTCGATTGCCCGTTCAATGCGCTGTTCATGGTTACCTAACAAGAATACCATACGCGGCTTCCAAGTCTTGTGCTTGTTACGTCTGAGCCTACGTTGCTCATCATAGATAGGTTTCAAGAACGCCCACATAGCATGCTTACCAGCTTCGATGTCGTTGACGTAACGTCTACCCTCGAATGACTTCTTCCCAACGTCATAGCTACTGAGACTTGGCATGTCCCAGTGATCCCCCAGATGAATAATAACGTCAGGTTTAGTTGCTGCTGCGTAAAGACCAGCCCAGTACAGGTGGTCAACAGGCATGTCAGGTTTGACTTGTGTATCAGGTATTACTAAATGTCTAGTCATTGCTTTTTACTCCATCCGACAGGACAGGTTTCTGGTGTGTACCACGTGAATCCCTGTTTGTCTGCCCATTCTTGCATGGTGTATCTTGTCCCGTCACTTCTACGTCTTGCTCCGGGCATGACTGTTCTTGGGTTTTGAAAGATGAAGACCAGCGTCTCCTTCTCGCCAAGGCATCGGCTAATATCAACATACTTCTTCGCTTCTGCTCTATCACGGAACCTTCCTTTAGCTTCAATGTAAATAGTATGTCCACCGTTACGATAAACAAAGTCAGGTTCATACATTCTAACCTGAGTATATGTTATCCCGCAAGAGTGGTATTCACAACGTTTAAGCTTTTGATGTAGGTCATGTTCAAACCAACTGTCAAAACCTTTTGGTAAGTTACGTCTCGTTCTCTTCACTTGGTCTTTCCCATAACTGGTTGGGTTCACGACGCAGCCAGAGTAGCCTAGCGTTCTCAATGACACGCTCTTCAGACTCTAACAACTCAACGCACTTGTTAAACATCTCTATCTCTGACAGTCCTTCAAGGAGCTTCTGAGACTTCTTATCACCGATACCATACACACCGACAATGTTATCAGCTTTGTCACCCATGATGATTTGACGGTAGAAGAACAGTAAGCCTTCCTCTTCGTTAACAGAAGTTAGTTCACGTTTGTTGAAGTTGTAGTGTCTGCACGGTACTTGTTGGAAGTCCTTGTCAAGACTAACGATGATGCTGTCAGGGGTGGCGGTAGCGTCGATAGCAATCAAGTCATCAGCTTCCTCACCCTCAGTAACAACAGCATTCCAGTCGTTAATAAGATACTCCCGTATAGCTTGCAAGTGTACAGGCTTTTCTTTGTCCTTACGATTACCTTTGTAAGGTGCAGTAACGGCTACATCATTACGAAAGTTGCCCTTGCCTGTCAGGTAGACACGGTACTCTGGCTCGTCATCTATCTGTGTGTATAGATCACTAATCAGATCAGATAAGAAACTGCCCGTAGTATAACAGGCAGTCTTAACTGACTCATCATTGCACTTGAAAGCACAACGATAAGCTACGATGTCACCGTCGATCAGGATCACAACGCTTCTGCTTCAGAGATCGAGTTGTCGGTATACTCAACCAACTCAGTTACCTTCATCTTAATCATAGAAGGAGACCGGCCAGTACCAACAGACCAATCGTAGTAGCCTACCACTGCTACTGCTTGTGATCCGTTACCGATGAGGACATCCTCAGGAATCTCCACACCATTCTCGTCTGTCAACCTCATAGGGTTATTAGACTTCATGGTAATGAAGAAGTCACGCTCATCACCTTTGTTGCTAGGTGCAATACCCATTTCTTCAAGAGCCTCAACAGCTTTCTCGCTGAGGTTGCCAAGCTGCACTTGGTACTTGTTACTGTACTTGTTGAGCTTGCTACGCTCGCACCAGTAAACAGTTCCTCGAACAGTGATGGGTGGTAGTTTGTTAGCTGTCATAGATTTCTCCTAGTGAGTTTCAGCCCAATTGTTGCCTACACGATATTCGCCGTCTAGTGGACACTGTAGGCCAAGCGTCTCTCCGGCGATTCTGATTGAGCGCACACCGATACGTCCGACTGTATCTGCGTAATGCGCTGGTGTTTCTATCTGCCACTCGTCATGTACGTTGGCTACAAATTTGTGTGGAATGTTGCGTAGTTTATCTGCTAAGTGTATCAGTGCCTGCTTCATAACACAAGCCCCTGCGCCCTGCAAAAGTGTATTCAATGCGGCGTGTTGGGATCTGACTCTGAGCTTTCGTCCATCGAGGCCATCAAGTACGCCTGACTGAGCCTGTCTGTCAATTCTTCCTCTAAGTTCTTCAAGAGCAGGCGTGTTGTGTAGAAATCTCTCTTTAAGCCTTCTTCCAGTGCCGCTATTTCCTCCAACGATAGCTCCGATCTTAGCATCTCCGGCCCCATACAAAAACGCATATATGAATGTCTTTGCAAGAGGTCGTGACGCAAGTCCCGCAGCCCGTTGATTAGCTGTATGAATATCGCCATTGAGGATTTCATTTGTATAGTCTTCATCGTCCATGTAATGAGCCAACATGCGTAGCTCTAAACCGCTGGCGTCAATACCAACAAGCACGTTACCTTCCTCAACAGTCCAGCATCGTCTGCACTCAGGACCAAACGGTGCAGATACAGCAGGAACCTGAGCCATGTTAGGTGATTGGTGTGTCATACGTCCTGTCACAGCTCCGTTGGTAATCACTCTACCGTGTACTCTACCATCATCCTTGACAGATTTCAACCATGAATCAATCTGAGCCACACGTTTTTGTAGCATCATATAACGTGCAACAGCTTTGGCTTCTGGTCTGTCGATACCTTCGAGAACTTTCTCATCAACAATGATGTTACCCTTCTCAGTTTTCTTGTCAAACTTAACACCAAGACCCTGTAGTCGCTCTGCTATCTGCTTACGTGAACCGGGATTAAACACAGTGACTTTGTCCTTCAGTTGTTTCCCCGTCTTTTCAGACCACCGCTCTTCAACGATAGGAGGAAAGATATCCTGAAGACTTGCTTCTATGTTGTTCATCTCAAACATAAGATCCATCATTAACTTCTCTGCATTATTGCAATCTAGCTTGAAGCCGTTGCGCTCTTGCTCAGTAACAAGCCAGCCTACTCGATGCTCAAGATCAATAGATTGATGAGAGAAACCTTCTTTGTGTAGCTGCAACTCTAACCACTTGTGAACCTGCTCAGTCAGTTCAACGTCAGCGATACAGTACTCAACCATCTCGTCACTCAATCCACCGTCGTAGTCTGTGAAGTCAAGCTTCCCTGTTCCTCCAAGGATTGTTCCCCAATTACGCAGTGAGTGTCCTCCGTCTTGGCTGGGGTTGTAGAGTCTGGAGAGGTAGAGAGTATCCACAACAGTATCCCTAGAGATATGTACGTTCCAAACACGATCAAGAATACCCACATCGAATCCAATGAGGTTGTGTCCAATGATTTTGTGTGCATCATTCAATACCTTCTGCAAAGTACTGGCTGTAGTGTGGACTTGTATATCGTTTTTCACCTTCGTAACTGCACACCAGATCGTTGAGTGATCCAAAGTAGTTTCGATATCCAAGTAACAGATACTCATAGTACGCCTCGTTCAATTCGTTTTGTTCAGGGTTGTGGTTATGCTTCTGATAAGTCTCCATCAACTGTTCCTGATCTAATATCCAACTCCCAATCTTGCTCATGATATATCATCTCCTCTACGTCTGCGAGTGTACGTAAATCTGCGCGGTCAATTACATCACCGTCATCTAGAGTAACAGCAAAGCATCTGTTACACAAGTCTACAAACTCTTCGCTAACTGCATACCGTCTTGTCGCTTCGTAGTCTGTAAGCTCTACGTCACACGCTTTACATCTCACAAGGGTTTCTCCTCACGTTCGTCTCGTTGTGTCAATCGTCCTGTCGCCTCGTTGTAGAACACCTCACATGCCTTGCCTGTCTTTCCAGTGTATCGGTTCTTCAACACACGTAGCACGGTGGTATTCTTCACGATAGGATCATCAGCCTGACTGTTACGCTCCGCACCTATGACTGCATCAGACAGCTGTGCAATCGAGGCAGAGCCACGTAACATACCCAGACTAGTCACTGCACCGTCCTCCAGCTGCTTACCTTCTGGTCTGCGTAGGTGGCTGACAAGGAACATACAGATGTTCATCTCCTGCACGAATGTTCGCAGTTTTGTCATGATCATGTCAAGCGCACGGCGTTCATCCCCGTTGCTTTGATCGGACACCAGTATTGATACGTGATCCAGCACGATGAATCTAACACCAAGTACCTTCACAAAGTACCGCATCCTGCCCAGTACATTCTCGATCTCGTTACTGCCGAAGTGTTCCCACAAGAAGACACGGTTCTCATAGTCCATCGTATCGTAGACTAGGTCGATGTCAGTGTCGTCGTACTCACAGTCTGGCAGGTGGATAGGCTTGTTCAGTTCGAGACCTACGAGTCCACGCATGGTGCGCTCAGGTGTCTCCTCAAGGAACATCAGACCAAGGTTGTCCTCAGACTGTGCCATGATGGAGCTTACTACCTCACGCAGTAGCGTTGACTTACCCAGTCCAGAGCCAGCACAGATCGTCACAAGCTCTGCCATACGTATGCCGTACAGGTGCTTGTTCAGTCCCTCGAATGGATACTGTACCTTAGCCTTGGACAGCGGCTTCTTGATCAGTTCACGTAGCTCACCAGCACCTACGATGCCTTCAGGTGTGTACGGTTGAGCAGACCACCACGCTTTGGTGTACATCTCTGAGTCGTTGTTAGTCAGGTAGTCACACGCATCCTTGTAACCATTGACGTGCTTAACAATCCTAGCCTTGTTACCGAAGAGATCAGCACATTCCTTTGCCGCGTTATGTCCCGGTTCATCAGCATCAAAACAGATGACGACGTTCTCGAAGCTGTTCAGCCAGTCGTAGAAGAGACGGCAGTCCTTTGCCGCTGAAGTTGCACCGTTGCGTACACTGACAACAGGAAACTTTGATCCTGTCATTTGGTGTGCCGCTAACGCATCGTACTCGCCCTCAACAATGGTGACGTACTTACCCCCTTCAGGGAACAGGTGCTGCCCGTACAGTCCTGCGTTCTTCCAGTCGCCAATGATACTGAACCGTTTGTCAGGGTTGCGTATCTTAGCGGCAACAGGCTTGGTAGGATCGTCAGGATCGTAGTAACCAAACGTCGTAACCTCACCGGTCTTCAGTGCTGAGTACTTCTTCGCTGTCGTCCCTGTAATGAGACGGTCAGTGATGGAACGGTACTCAGCTGTGATGAGACGATGCTCAGTCTGACTGAACGATGGCTTAGGTGCGTCGTTGATAGCGCCAAGCTCTCGTACGTTTTCTCGTACGCTATCCTTGGGTGATGGCGTAAACGTATCACAAACAAAACACTTGCTTGATCCATCGTCGTTGTAGGCCAACCCGTCACTGCTGTTGCAGTCTGGACATGGCTTGTGTGTTTCAGTGAATGGCATGGCTGGATACTCCTAAGTCTGCGTAACGTCTGCGAAGATCTTCCTCTTCGAGTTCACCGTAACCTACGGCTAAGAACGTACCTACCATATTCAACATTTCAGTCACAGTCAAGTGTTCGAGTTCATACTCAACAAGCTCATTGATGATGTCATCTTTACAGATAGTCATTACAATATTTCCTTAATAAATTTAACATTACTGTTGACTTTACAGATAGATTTTATCATGGATTTTGTTGCGTGTCAATACTCATAGTTGACATACTCCTTTTCAATCCTGTTGTAATCAGCGCAGAGGTCTTCGTACTCCCGTTGAAGAACCTTCTGCGTGTAGTGTTGCGCCTCAGTCAAACCAAAATTAATGTCCATCTTGTTTAGTTTACTCAGCGCGTCTTCGATCATGTCGATAACATCAGCGAGCGCGTCTAATCTTTCGCTGTCCATATCACACCTCCACATCATAGACCGTAGTGGTCTCTTCATATTCTTGACGTTCAACAGACACGTCATCCTCAGTCCAGTCTATCGGACAGTCCAGCTCACTCACAGCGTAGTCCATGGCAGCTTGCTCTGCATCGCACTCGTCTGCTGACAGTACATACACACGCTTTGTAACAGTTACAGTTACGTCGTATGCGTAGACGTGTTCCTTAAGCTTGTCATCCATGTAGTCTAGGTGAACAACCACCTCGTTCAGCCGCGCCTCAAACTCGTCGAACAAATCTGATTTTGAATGGTAGTCCCTGTCGTACTCAATCTGTTGTCTGATACCGTTGATGGTACGTCGGAACCCTACAAGGTCTTCGCGTGTTGTTAATAGATCTTCTCTCATTGTGTCATCTCCTCTACGTGTTTAACAATTTTATCACCGTACTCATTCGCTGAGTAGTCACTGATTACTTCGATGGCTTCGCTGTGGCTTGTGACGTTGCCGTACACAAATTGAAACCATGCGATATAACCCTCGCGTGTCTCACTGTACACACCCACGTCGTCAAAGTCACACTGTCCCATGTTGTCAAGGACTGTGAAGTGTTCGCGTGATTGTTCAACGTCAGCTTCCTCGCCTTCGCCGTACACGCTGATGCTCTTGTCTGGATCGCTGAGAACTGTGTCAACGAAATATTCTGCTACTCGCTTTTCTGTGAAATGCATGATCATTCTCCTCTGGTAACATGTTACCGTATTTTAACAAAACAATACGTACCGTCTTCGATTCTGTAAAGACTGTACCGACCTTTGAGATACGACGCCGCCGCCGCACCTGTCTTGACTTTGTCATCCTCTGGTAAAGAGAACCAATCGCCCGGCTTCATAGACTCGAACATGTCGCGCCACCGACTACCGCGTCCACGGAAATTGAGAGGTGCTGGTGCTGGATTACGTTGGATTTGATAATGTGTCATGGTACTTCTCCTTCATTACTGGATACAAGTTTAAAAGTTGATGGTTGGTATTACATCGTTCTCAACGACAAAGCCGTTGGTGTTGGTCTTCGCTGGTCCTTTAGCCACCAGCCCCACTACTACTCCGCGATGATTAACGTTGACCCAATCTGAGTTGTCGCCGTTGATCACCTCTCTCCCCATAAACGTCCATGGGAAATTCTTGTTCCTGAACACGACAGCCATAGGCGCGTCGCTGTAGGATTTGAGGAAGCTCTGCACCTGAGATTGATAGTGCTTGGCTCCGCTGTAACTGAACATCAGTCGGTAATTGTCCGGCTGTCGCTGTCCATGAAACCGTCGTGCTTTCTTCGTGTAGTCATAGAACTGCAACTCAGGAAACGACTGAGGCACGTCGTAGTCTTCCCAGCTTACATCGCTCATGACGTTGAGACGTACAACACCCTGCACACCTTGTTTGGCGCATAACTTGGTGAAGTTACGTAGCTCTCGTGACAGCTGTATGAGGAACGCTTCCTGATCGTCGTGCCAGTAGTCAGTACGGGCCTGTCGCGCTTGGTTGATAGACTCGTACACCTCAGCTAAACCAGCGCCGACTAAACAGTCATCCATACAGCCAGCAGCTTTGGCACCAGCGCACACCACATCGTCGGGGTGCATCGTCAACGTCGCCATACGTATGGTCTCGTCGCGGTTAGTCTTGCGAGCCTTGGTGTTGCCCAGTGTTTTGCTCGTGTCAAGTAGTTTCATTACATATACTCCCAATAGTTTACGTCGTCTTCGGTGATCTCAAGTCGAAACCACCCCAATGCGACGATGTAGGACTTACCATCGCCGTCTACTGTGCGTGGGCAATAGTACGTACCCAGCATAAACCTCGTTGACCAGTACAGGTCGATCAGATGGTCGTCGGTTTTGATAACGATACCGCTACCTTCGCCGTACCATTTCCGTGCAGTCGTGATTTTCATCGCTTTTCCCTCGCTTTTTTACAGATTAGGCATTGACATTTGATAAGTCAACATCATTTACAGATTTATTTTCGGTACAAAACAGCGGTAACATGTTACCAGCTTAGTCTTTAAACATTTCCGTCGCCATTTCGAGCATAAACTCGATATCTTCAGGGCTTTCCCACTCGTCAGGGTAGTCTGACATGTCTTGAACCATCGCAATATTAAACATCATGTCGCGGTCGTATATCGGAGCAAGCGTACAGTGCTTAGGCTTCGTCGTCAGCCCAGCGCGTTCGCGTAAACGCCCAGTATCTGGCTTGAATGCGTTACAACCTAGCTCTTTAAATCGCTTGACAGCCTGCTTGTAAGACATGTCGTCGCCTGTCCAGCTTTCCATTTCGTGCAGTTCGTCGTGATCCCACGGCTCGCCGCAGTGCCTGCAATGTATATCCATCATTTATTCCCCTTCGTTAGTGAGAGCGTACAGCACAAAGCCGACGCCTGTCGTGGTTAGTAGTAGGACAACGTCCCACCAAGGTTGCCATTGTTCAAACATCGTCTGACCCTCTCAAAATCGGTAACATGTTACCAGTTTATGATTCCGTTTCGTCCGAACAGGACTCATCAGCACGGTTCTACACCGTGGACGGAAAAGCGCACCTCCGGAGAGGTGCAAGGTGCTACGGGTTGAGCGGGTTACACTGAGAATCGGCGCAATTCCTCCGCTAGGCGCTCCAGTACATCATCGGGCAATTCTGAGGCGTCCAGCTTCTGAGCAAGCGTAGTCAGAATATCGCGATTTTCAGACTCTTCTGACTCTTCAGGCTCATGAATGTAGAAATTGCAGATGCCATCTTTCAGGCTGAATGTAATATCAAGGCCTAGACCACCTTTTTCGATGTCTTTTCGGGTTTCGCGGCGCAGTGTTTGACGTAGCACCTTCAATGCTGACTTAGCTTTGCCGCCGTCTGCGTCATCAAGTGCGCGCATTTCCTTGGTGGCTCGCTTTGCGGCGATGATCTCAACGGCGTCTTTCAGTGCGTCAAGGCCTGAAACATTCCCGTGTGCGTCGATGTTGATGACTGGAAGGAATGCTCGAACGTGTCCAGCAAGTCGACCGTATGCCATCGCTGTGTCTGTGATTTGTCGTGTAGTTGGTAGTGTCATTTTCGTGTCCTCCCTTGGACGTTAGCGGTAACAAGTTACCAGTGCCAAATATGTTGCATTATCCGTGCCACCTGTAAAAACTCTTTACAAATCAAGGACTTACCAGATCTGCTACCCTGAAGTGATACCGATAAAGTGTTACTTTGTTACCTTGGGTGACGATGTTACTGTTACCGGTAACACTGAGGTAACACATTCACGCAGGCTATGGGTAACACGATGCAGATTCATATGCTAAATTATGCAGACCAATGATGTTAACGGTGTTTACATTCATGCCCTGTATGGTCCTACCTAGACTCTCGCACCTGCCTATTGAGAATCATTCTTGTTTGCTAATGAGAATCATTCCCACATGCAAATGAGAATCGTTAGCGTTTGCAAATGAGAATCATTCGCGTCGGGCGGGGGGGGGTCTGTGCTGTTGACTGTGCTGTTAGATCCTACTCAGACACAAAAAAGAGTAAAATTAGAACTTAATATAGCCAATAGTTCTAAGCAGATAAACTGTATAGAAAACAAGGACTTAGTAGTGCAGAATCTGGACCGTGCTGGTACAATTTAAAGGACAGTATAGTTTTGTTTAAAATAATGCTTGACAAACCATTAAAAATATGGTACAATAAATAGTATATTATGTCTTTAAAGATACTTTACCGTTACGGTAATGATAGATTTTATAAATATATTATTATAAATTTACGGTAATGTACGGTAACGTAACTTTAAAGAGTCTTTAAAGAGGTATTTATGTCAGATGTTGATAATCCTCCTCGCCGAAAGCGTGGAAGACCGCGTAAAAGTGACGTAACCGCTGTTAAAAAAGGAAGTCGCAACGCTGTTGGTCGCCCGAAGGGTGACGCTGCGGTCATAAATGAATACAAAGCACGGATGTTGGCGTCTCCAAAGTCAAGAAAAGTTCTAGATACTATCTTTGAAGCAGCTCTTGACCACGATCATAAGAATCAAGCAGCGGCATGGAAGCTTGTCATGGACAGAATATTGCCCGTTGCAGCATTTGAAAAAGATATTGTTAAGGATGGTGGCAGAAACGCTATTCAAATTAACATTAGTGGTGTTGGTGCGGTAGAAGTACCTGAACCTACAACAATAGAAGGTGAAATAGTAGATGAATCTTAAACATTTTGATCCTTCAGAGTTTAATTGTCAAGTCACTGGCCATAACAACATGGAAAAAGACTTTCTAAAGAAGTTAGACGAGTTGAGAGAGGCGTGCGGGTTTCCTTTCACGATCACCAGCGGGTATCGACACCCGACTGAGCATCCGATAGAGGCTAAGAAAGATGTACCCGGAACACATGCCCAAGGCATCGCGGCGGATATAAAAATAACAAACGCCGTGTTTCGCCTTAAGATTGTGACTGAGGCTATTCGCCTAGGCTTTACAGGCATTGGCATTGCTGATGACTTCGTACACGTAGACACACGCGGTACATCACCTGTTATGTGGACATACTGATGCTTCATACAAAACACATTACGCTAACAGACGCTACTGAACAAACGCTGTTTACTATACCAACAGGCTATACGATACACATTGTGTATATCTTTATTGCCAACCATGGTGGCAGTACAAACCAAGTAAGCCTTTGGTGGGAAACAGGTGGCGTAGACCAGATGTACTTCTTTGACAGTACTAGCATTGGCGCAGGTAACAAAGAAATCATAGGCAGTCAAAACGACGGCGGTATCTTTGTACTGCACAATGGAGACACTGTAAAAACTCAAGCATCTTCAGGAACAGGACAGATGGAAGTAGCGGTTACTTTTAAGCTTTTAGAAAGACCAGCAGCGTTTAACAACTTTAATGGATCTTAATATAGAATTACTGCCTTGGCAGCAAGAAGTCTGGGCAGACGACACACGTTTTAAAATAGTAGCTGCTGGGCGACGTACAGGTAAGTCTAGGTTAGCAGCATGGATGTTAATAGTTAACGCACTACAGGCAGATAGAGGACATGTATTTTACGTCGCACCTACTCAGGGACAAGCCAGAGACATTATGTGGCAAACCTTGTTGGAATTGGGGCACCCTGTTATTAGCGGTAGTCACATTAATAATCTTCAAATTAAGCTTGTCAACGGTGCTACCATTAGCTTAAAGGGTGCTGATAGGCCAGAAACAATGCGTGGTGTTAGCCTCAAGTTTTTAGTGTTAGACGAATACGCAGACATGAAACCTGACGTATTTGAACAAATCTTAAGACCAGCGCTGGCTGACCAGAAGGGCTGTGCGATGTTC